AGGGTCGTTGTGGTAGTGGTCTTTGATTTTAGCCATGTTGTTTACTCCTATCTAATTAACTTATTAAGCAGCACTGTAACACAATGCCGCTTGTAAGTCAACTATGCCGCCACCTTCAAGCCTAGCTTTTTACACTCTCTAATCAATTCAATCTTACGCTTGATTATTTCTAACTCTGCTTGAAGCATCTCTTCAATGTCTTGATTTGACTGCTTGACAGCACGGCTAACTGAGTACACGGCATCTCCGTCGAACAGTCCTTGCTTATAATCAGTAGCCCACTTGTGGTAGGAGGCACTACTCACCCCAACAGAGTCAAGAACTTCTATTTGCGTTCTGCCTGCCGTTAGTTGTTGACTTGCTCCATACTGTAACAATGCTTTCTTGAATGACAGAGAGAACATACGCTTACCACTTGAGGTGCGTGCTGTAAGCTCTGCTGCTTTTACTACTTCAGTGTCATTTTTAAATTTCATGGTTATTACCTCTTGTTTATTCGTGTTCTATGTAGTGGCTAGCAATCTCTAGCCAGTTAACTTCACTCAAAAATGCTAGCGCGTATGCTTCTGCAAATCCCTCACCAGATGCTATGATGTGTTCCTCCGCAATCTCCCGTAGTTCATCAGCTAGGCTTTGTTGATCTGTGCTATAAAAGTCTTCATAACCAAGACCATCGAACATTTCTAAATTGATGCGCCAAGTTGCGTAGTTTGTCCATCCGTTATATGTAGTCATAATATTACCTCTTACAATAAATTAACAATTGTTTCAGCGAACGCCCACAATCCAAGCGCCGCGCCAACTAACATAAAATTATACTTGTCTTGATTACTCATATTACACCTTCCACAAACTAATTAAATCACCATCAACATCGTACTGATACTCGTATGGATCGTAGTCGTTTTCATCCATATAGTCTTGCAATTTCGACGCCACCGCATGACTAATTTCCACGCTGTACCCGTCTTCTAGTTCCTGCATTAATTTTTCTAACATTGTCATAACATAACTCCCGAGCGACCTTACGCCGCTTTCACGATTTCCCAGATACATTGCACTTTATGGCGACGACCTTCTGTCCAGTCCTGCACCATACCGCCCTTGACTGCTGCAACGTGACCGTTGACGAACACCATGTAGGTCTTGCTGCTGTCTAACTGTCGCGCAACCGTTGTCATAGTGCATGGCTTAACGTCATATACTAACTTACCTTCGAAGCCAAACTCAGCCAAACCGTTGCGAATCATTGTCATGTTAACACCGCGACCATTCGAACGACCGCCACGCTCCATTGCTTTGCGCGCCTTGCCAAACTTCAAGTCGCAGCATACTGCCAGTGCGATGACGCTGCAATACCCGCTGTCGCGGTAGTAGCGTTTAGCTACATGCTCTAGTTCTTTATAACGATTTTCCATTGTTTCGACTCCCTAAGTCTCATCAGTGCATCTTAAAACGATGCAGACAATTCAAGCAGCAGTCTTCGAGTCGTGGGTGGCTAACCGTATACGCTTCCCGTTGTATCTGTCACTGACTGGGCGGCTAACCGTATACGCTTCCCGTTATTGTCAGTGAGTGATAGACTCGACTGCTACTTGACCCGTTCCGGAAGTGCTAGCCCGCTGCGAGTCACTGATCCCATGGAATCTATCGCTTTATGCATCGCGCCGTATACGGTGTCCTTCGGCTGTCAGGTTCAGGCTGCTAGGCATTCTCACGACCCATGGATCGTATCCTAGCTTGTGAATGAGCGATCTGATCTACCCAATCCGAAGTCTAAGTGTATTTTTGCTGTAGCCCACTCGGTCTGGCTGTAGTCGACGTTGTTGCCGTGTCGACGATTACAAAGCTACAGAAAGCCAAATCGAATGTCAACAACTTTTTCAAATATTTTTAAACTTTTTTGCAAACTCCAACAAAGTCAACAACTTAGCTATCGAATTATTTTGGTCTTGCTGCACTGGCTGCACTGTTCGGCACTGTCTGCACTGTCTGTTCAGTTGGTAGGCTGATGGCTGTAGTGGCTGCCTCGGTCGTCGTAGTGCTAGGCTGATGACTGCACTGGCTGCCTAGTGGCTGCATAGGCTGCTGCATAGCCCTTCACACTGCACTGCACCGACTGCACCGACTGCACTGCACTATGCAGTACTGCACCGACTGCACTGTCTGGATTGACTGCACCGACCGACTAGATAGGCTGCGCTGACTGTGTAGTCTGACTCCTACTGGAACGCACGGGGGCGGGGGTGCGCGAGCTATCTAGTAAACTGTGAGTTGCCTCTTAGATTTGCAAGAAAGGTAATTTAGAAGCCCTATAAATTAAATAAATGTAACACTACACAGCCATTCACATAAACAATGTAACCTTCTGATTCTAAATAAGAACTATTCTCATTAGCAATAATGACTACACAGTCAGTAAAGGGACGGTATAGTTAGTGCACAGGTCGGCACAGTACACCGGCCATCAAAGCTAACTACTACACAGCCAACACTACCTGCACAAATAATAAAAATAATGCTTGACTTTTGTTAAAAAATATGATATACTATTGGTATAGTTTAACGAATCATCACTATGAAGCCACGATGAACTGTTAACACAAACAATCACCCATCATAAAATACCTTTCAAACATAGAGTATGTAAACAATATTTACCAATACTTCTATTCACATAACAGTATTAACTATATAGACAAACCCAAAGGGAGAATTTGTCATGTCACAAGACGAAAGTAATGGTCGTGTAGATCAAGACACGGGTCGAGTAGGTCGTCCTAAAAAGAAAGCAGTAGCAGCTAATAAAAGAGGTGGTCGCGGTAAAGTAGGCCGTCCTAAAGGTGATGCTACTATTATTAATGAATACAAAGCTAGGATGTTAGCGTCTCCTAAGTCACGTAAAGTGTTAGATGCTATATTTGAAGCTGCCCTTAATGACGACCACAAAAATCAAGCAGCCGCGTGGAAATTGGTCATGGATCGTATTCTACCTGTTGCAGCTTTTGAAAAGGATGTTATTAAAGATGCGGGACGTAACGCAATTCAAATTAACATTACTGGCGTTGGGTCTGTTGGTGTCAGCTCTGAATCTAACAACAATACTGATAATAACTCAGATATAATTGAGGGGGACTACAGTGATGACTGATGAAGATTGGAGTAAACTCAAGTACTTCACTAAAGAGGAGTTCGACTGCAAGCACACAGGCCACAATGAAATGCAGTTAGAATTTATGGAGAAGCTAGATGAGCTACGTGAACTTTGTGGGTTTCCTTTTATTATTACTTCAGGTTATCGTGATCCTAGTCACCCTGCGGAAGCAAGCAAAACTACTAAAGGAGGTCAGCACACTCTGGGCAGGGCTGCTGACATTGGAGTCTCGAATGGCGCAGACAGAAGAATCCTTGTGGAAAATGCGATCTCCCTCGGTTTCAACGGGATCGGAGTCGCCAGAGGATTCATACATGTCGATAATAGAGATACCCTACCAGTAATGTGGACTTATTAATATGGCAGAACGTAACTTTCACTCAAAGGGTGTCAACCTAGACGCCTCAGGTGGTGCTATTACAGACCAAGTTATCCTCACAGTCCCCACGGGCTACAAGATGATTGTCACCATGTTCTTCCTAGCCAACGTAGGAGGCTCTACGACCACCGTAGGAGCCAAGTGGAACGATGGCGCTACCATACCCTTCTTAGGCTCCAAAAGCCTCGGTGCAGGGGATCATGTGATGTTTGGTGGTGGCGAGGGGCAGTATATGGCTATGTATGAAGGTGATACCATCAGTGTCTCCGTAGCCTCAGGTGGCACTTGTGGTCTCATCGTAAGCTACCACCTAGTACGCGCAGACGGACAAAAAGCCCTTACGTAACTCAAGGAGTATCTATGGAACTTAATGTAGAGTTACTAAACTGGCAGCGTACTGTCTTTAATGATACGACTAGATTTAAAATCATTGCCGCAGGTAGACGCTGCGGAAAGAGTAGATTAGCCGCTTGGACGTTAATCATCCGTGCGCTACAAGCTGATAAGTGTACTGTATTCTATGTCGCCCCTACTCAGGGGCAGGCACGGGATATTATGTGGTCGTTACTAGAAGACCTAGCCTTTCCAGTTATTGCTAATAAACACGTCAACAATATGGAAATCCGTCTTGTTAACGGGTCTCGTATCTGCTTAAAAGGTGGAGATAGGCCAGACACTATGCGTGGTGTCAGCTTAGAATACTTAGTATTAGATGAGTATGCTGACGTAAAAAAAGAAGTATGGGAGGAGATTCTCCGTCCTGCTCTTGCTGATAGAAAGGGTGATGCCATGTTTATTGGTACACCTAAAGGCAGGAATCATTTTTACGACTTATTTAAATACGCAGAACTTAGCGACGACCCTACGTATAAAGCATGGCACTTTACTTCTTACGATAATGAAACCCTAGACCCTGACGAAATTAACATAGCTAAAAAGTCTATGTCTTCCTACGCATTCCGTCAGGAGTTCATGGCGTCCT